ACAATGCGTGACCGATTTCGTGACATACCATAAGATCGTATATGTCTTTGGTCATCTCCTCATCTTTCCAGATAGGAAGACCTAACTCACGTGTCTTAGAATTAAAGTATGCAGTAGGCATCTGTTTATGGATTACATTAACATCCTCTTCTGCAAGTAATTTAGCAAGTGTCGATTTGTTTTTCATTGGGGCAACCTCTTTATTTCTCATCATATATACAGAATACACTATAGAACAAGAATTGTCAATGAGAAAGCGACATAGAATCGATTTCCTATGTCGATTTATTATATTTAGAGGTAAAGTGTGACAAATATGTCACAACTATCACGCAGGATTCGAACTACCGGCCGTAAAATGTAGTTTCAACTTCATTGTTATAAAAAAGATACCATGCACAGTTATCTTTGCCTGTCATGTTACCAAACCATTTGATTCGGCCGACACTGACAATCTTAGCACACTTCTTCATATAAGGAGCAGACTGTTTAGTATGAGACCAATCTGCATCAAACAATAACCAAGTAGGACGTAGTTTGGTAAAGTGTTCAATCATAGGGTGAAGCAAAGACCTGTCCCAAGGTGGATTTGTGATAATATATCCAGATTCGAGAACTTCCATTTCACCCAATTCGATATAGTCATTCTCATGTATTCCTTCTAATTGTGGTTCAATATCACTTGCCCACATACAAGTTCCACCGAAATATTCTAAGTGGCGACATAATTGTCCATCACCAGCACATGGTTCTGCAAATGTAAATCCTTGTGGTAAGTGTTGTATAAGAGGTTCCACCGCCACAAATGGTGTTGGGTAGAAGTCTCTTGGTTTTCTCTCAAAGTCGCTACGCTTTCCCAAATCTTACACTTCCAAGTCTTGCGCTTCATTATACAAACTCTTCATAGTATTTTTAAGTCTGGTCTTGTTTAAAGTAACATCAAGTTCATCTACATATTTCTCTAATAATGTTATAGTATCTTCTGCATTTTCTACAATCTCATCTGATACATTACTTGCATCTAGTTCAGAAAAGTCTTCTATAATTTTTACCTCATATGCATCTGCAGCCAAAAGTTTATCTGTAAATTTATCAAATCCATATAAGTCTTTTTTATTTACTACGATTACCTTAACATACTGATCTTTATACTGTGACATATCATGCTTATCATATTCATTTACTGTATCATCATAATAAATCTTTTTGTAAATTGAATAAGGATTGATTAATCTTTCTAATTCTCTTGTCTTCGTATCATAGACATGGAATCCTTTTGGGTCATTATAGTCGCTCCAATAAATTTCATATGGTGTGCCTAGATAATAGATATGACCATCATCATTCTTATGATGAAAATGACCGCTAAACACAGTTTCAAATCTTTTGAAGTCTTGTTTATCCCGACCACCTTCGCACACCATATTTCCAGCGTTCATTAGAAATCCATTAATTTCTAGATGTCCCATAAGAATATCTGCGTTTGCAGTCTTTAATATGTCCATAGATTCATCATAATTATTTGCATTGATCCACGGCATTAATACAATAGGCAAACCATCAAAGTCTACAACTTTCGGACTAGTATAAACAGTACCGATATTACCAAGTTCTTGCATAGAATTAACTTCACTTGTATTTTTATAATAAGTATCGTGATTGCCTATTAATATATGTAAATCTATGTTAAGCTCTTGAAATCGTTCAAGAAATCTCTGCCGAAAATCTGTTGCGGTCTTATATGAAACATACTTACGCCTATCCATAACGTCACCCATATGGATACACGTGGTTATACCATTCTCGACTAAAGTAGGAAAGAATACGTTTTCATAGAATTTATAAAAATAATCACTGAAGTTCTGATTATCATTTCTAGCTCCAAAATGAGTATCAGTTATTATTGCAATTTTCAATCAATACCCCTATTTGCAACCTTATCAATGTCATCATCAGAATCGGTATCCATAAAATTTTCTAAACCTTTTTTCTTTTTTTCTTCACTGGATTTTGTCTTATATACAGGTTCATTTGGAACCATAAGATTAGGATCAAATCCTCTTACTGAATATCCAGTGTCATCACCTTCCATAGTAGTAAAAGCAGTATAATTTTGTTTTGATATCATTTCATTCCTAACATGAGTTTGTTTTTTTTCTTTTTGAATTCTTCGAATGAAGGCGTAGTAGATGATTTGGGTAAAGTATGCAAAAGGATTCGATGACTTATCTGGATTAAAGTTCTTAACGTATTGAAGACAGTTTTCGATTCCATCAGATATCATCTCATCTCTGTATGTGTAGTTGATAAAGTTGGGCCGGTAGGATAGGTGTGTGGCTATCTTTAGGAAACACTCTGCGATATAATTAGTAACAGGGGGAACTTCATCACCCTTTTCTAAATCAAAAGTTGCGTTCCATTCAACCATCGCTCCAAGAAATTCTTTGTTGTTAACGTAATGTGGTTTGTTCGATTTAGATTTAGGCATAAAATCTTCCTTTATTCATATTATTACTTAGAATACACTATTGAACTAATAATGTCAATGACCTTTTATTTTATAAAAGAGGCTTGACTCTTAATCAAATATGTTGTATAAAGGGTATGTCCTTTATGCAGAACATTACTTTAATGTATTGAATCACTATCAGTATCCATAGATTCCAATAGCTCATCATAGATATCATCATTATCAATATCTTCATCTAAAAGTACATCTTCGTTTATTTCTATTTTTCTTAGGATATATTCGTAATATTTAGATAGGCCAGGAGATACATCAGCAATCAAAAGAACGCTAGAATTTGGTATATTAAAAGTTTTTGTTTCTGTATACGGGTGAACCCAATGGCTTAAATTTAAAGATTCTGCTATATGATCACCTGAGAATTTAGGAAAAACTTGCAGTTTTAGTGGAGAATTTACTTGAATACTGTTGTCTTTTCCTTTTTCAATAGAGCATATAATATCTTCACCATTAATAAGTTTAACTAGTTTGAAATCATTCATTTTAATTTTACCTTACTTATATCATAATCGAATTGTTCTTCGTTATAAATATTTAGTCGTTCTGTAAAATGGTTAAGTGTGAAGTTCCTTCTTTCATTATAACTAATATCATCTGCAATGTCATATATCAAAACGGAATCTTTACTTGATGATGTACGCAGACCTCTCCCGATGGACTGCAAGACTCTAATCTTTGACTTACTTGGACTTGCGAGCACGATGTTATTAATATTACGGATGTTAACGCCAGTGCTAAAAACACCAAACGAAGCGATGGTGGTTGATTTGCTGTGTGTCTCAACCAATCCACGAATCTTCTCCCTCTCACTAGTATCTGTTCCACCATATACAAAATATACATTTTCTTCTTCTTTCATTCTATCATTTAATATTTTACCGTGTTTCTCTACAAGTTGAAAGAGACACAGAGTGTTACCATTAAGATGACGTAATAGATTGACCACGAAGTCAGTTCTCTTCTCGTTAGTAACAAGGTATTCAATTTCTTCAGCATAATCCATTTTCTCCCGAATGTTTGGATGTCTCAATATAATACATTTAATTTTTAAACTTGCTAAAGTATTTTTATCTATAAGTTCTTTTGTAGTAACAACTTTCTCTGCTGCACCAAATAGTCCCTCTAGTACTAACTGATGGGTCTGTGTACCGTCTAACGTCCCTGTAAGACCGAATCTATACTTACATTGATGCATCTTAGTCATAATACCAGTAAGAGACTTTGCCTTAAACATATGTGCTTCATCACCGATTACACACCCAAAATCACGAAAGTATGCCTTGGGCATTTTATATAGAGATTGCCATGTAGATATTACAACGTCTTTTGTAACTTTTCGATCATGCCCTTGATATATTTTTTGACAGTATGTACCAGAACTCCAACCATAATCCTCAAAGTCTGAATACATCTGTTCTACCAGCGAAGTAGTAGGAACGAGTATTAGAGTTTTCAATCCCATCATCTGGTAATAACGTACCAGAGAATATATTATTAACGACTTACCAGAAGCAGTAGGGCTAACAAGAAGACTCCTATTTCTGGATATGGCCAGTTGAAAAGCTTCCACCTGATAGTCTCGAATTTTGAGAGACTTACCTTGTGATTTCGGTTTGAGACTCTTGATGAAATTTCTAGCATCCTTGTTATTAATATCCCTACCATCTTCTACTCCTTCTTCTAGTATATAGGAAATTGCGTTACTATCACAGAATTTCTGTACGTATGGTAATAGTCCTACATATATCTCACCTGTTGCTGGTGAGAATAGTCTTATCTTTCCATCCCACATTTTATTACGATACATAGGCATAAACTTAAAGCCAGGAACCTCAAACGTAAAGAACTCTGAAAGTTCTTGGTTTGTAGATGGGTCTAGGTCTGTTATGACCAGAAATACTTCATTCTTTTTAGATATTAGCATTTTGCAATGTATGGTCTTCTCCATACTTACCTCGCATTATAACATTCCATGATATAGTGATTCGCTCACCTACATTACTAGGAACCCAATGTTGCAACCAAGATGGAAACACTACACCGTGTCCTGTCTTAGAATTAACTTGAAACATATTAGAATTTTGTATTATATATTTTTCTTTTCTAGGAACCAATACTTTACATTGACCTCTAGGATCAAAGAATTGTGTACCAGAGGTTTTCTCTGATGCCTTTAGGTAATATATACCAGAGTGAATACTATTTGCATGGGTGTGTGGTGGATGAATACTACCATCATTCTGTAGGTTAGCCCACATCTGTGTCACTTCTACCTTCTGATATTCATATCCTTCTTGCACAAAAATATTAGAACTTATTGCATGTACAAAGTCTGTGAGATATTTAAACTCAGGTTTTAAGTGTAGATTATCATCTCCTTGATATAATCCAAAAGGAGCATCTTCACCTGTCTGTACGTTCTTGTATTTGTTCTCGAATTTATCTGAAATATAATCAATCATTATATCATGTTGTTGTGAAGATATCTCCGAATCAAACTCGTAGATTGATGTTGGGAATAAATTTGTCTTTGCTACATTAACCATGTCACTATGCTCCATCTTGTCCCTTTAATTACTTCTTTTGCTTCATGGGGAAACATAAAATTAGAAGGGAATATAATACCAGAACCTGCCTCTGGATAAATTATTTTATCTGCAACTTTAAACTCTCCACCTTCATAATCGTCATTGAGGTATAGAAGAGCAGATACTTGAGGGTATCCATATTGTTGACCATGACTGTGGTGTATGTTATCAACATGACTTGACATAAATCCACCTTCAGGATATCGATTGATTCTAAAATCTGTTGTATGTTGTACACTGAATAACGGAAAGTCTTCTGAATATCTTTTTATAACTTCTTCAAATCCATTCTTTATAGAGTTATAGATTATATGTTCTTTACCTATCCAGCACTCATCCATACGTACACGTTCTTCATCATCTATCTTTCCAGAGTGATTCGAATATGTAGAATTTATCCATTCTAAATTTTCTGCACATATTATATAACGACATTGTGGTGGTGTTAGAACTTTACGATAATACCTAATGTATTCACCAACATCCATTTAAAACCACCCCATTAACATTTTACCTTCTTCTGATACCATATCCATAGAAAAAGGTGGATCAAATATTAGATTTCGTTCAACAGAAGTTACACCCTCTACACTTTCGATTGCATCAGTAATGCTTTTACAGATTTGTTCTGCAAATGGACACATCATACTTGTAAGTGAATGTTCACATAATACTGAACCATCTTCTTTAACTTCTAGTTTGTAGATTAATCCTAGATCGTAAATGTTGACGCTAGGCATCTCTGGGTCATACACACATTTTAGTTCAGCAATAACCTGTTCTTCTACTGACATTACACCATTCCTGCTTCAAATTTCTTCCATCCAATAGCGTGACTTACATCCCATCCACGATTATCGATAGACTTAATAACACCATCTATATATTTTATTACAATTTCTAGATAATTAATTTTTGCACCAAGTTCTATAATCTCATCATCAGAATTGATATACATTGCTAAATCAGTTTTTAATACTTTAAAGTCAAATGGTTTAGACGCATATATCTTTGCATCTGCTTTACCGCCATAGTATTCCCACTTGGCTCTATATAACTTCTGGTAGTCACCTTTATTTTTGACAAGTAAAAGTTCGAACCGTGTTTTATAGTCTAACCATTTTGATTTGATATCTTGGTTGCGAAAGGACTCCTGATCCAGATG